CTTTTAAAACAAGCCATCAAAAAGCATGGCGTTGAAAATTTTGTGTTTACACACATTGCTGATGCCTTTGACTGGGAAGCTGCACAAGTCATTGAGCGTTTGCTGATTGCTGAAAAAAACAGCAAATCACCCTTTGGCTACAACATGACAGAGGGCGGCGAAGGAACATTGGGATTTACCGCTCCAAACAAAGGTAAGCCCATGAGCGAAGAGTCAAAGCAAAAACTTCGTGATGCCCACATTGGCAAGAAAATGTCAAAAGAAGCAAACGAAAATAAAAGCAAAGCCATGAAGGGTATGCTTAAGTCAGAAGAGCACAAGAAAAAAATTGGAGAAGCTCAAAAAGGCATTCCGTGCCCACAGCGTGGTCGTAAAGGTAAAACATTGTCCGAAGAAACAAAACAAAAAATTAGCGCGACTCGGATTGCAAAATTTGCGTTGTTAAAAGCCGCCAAGGAGGTTGCATGAGTACGCCTAGCTGGACGATGACATACGACAGCTTGACGTCTACTGTGCTTCAGTATTTGGAGCGCAGTGATGCTGCAGTTGTTGCAGCCATCCCAACCTTCATCACGCTTTGTGAGTTTGAAATTGCCCAAGAGATCAAGACCTTGGGCCAGTTGACCGTTGCCAACTCAACTGTCACCGCCAACAACCCGGTTCTGCAAAAGCCAGCCCGCTGGCGCAAGACCGTCTCCATGAGCATCAACAACGGCTCCAACATGCAGCCCGTGTTCTTGCGCAAGTTTGAATACTTGAAGAACTACTGGCCAAACCCCACGCAGACAGACGTGCCTGCGTACTATGCCGACACCGACTATGAGCACTGGTATTTGGCGCCCACGCCCGATCAGGCTTACGAGTTTGAAGTGCTGTACTACGAGCGGATTGCGCCCCTGAGTTCGACCAATCAAACAAACTGGCTGACTCAGTATGCGCCCAACGCCATGCTGTACGGCACCTTGTTGCAGGCCATGCCCTTCCTGAAGAATGACGCACGTCAGATCTTTCAACAGAAATACCAAGAAGCCATCACCGCGCTGAAAACGGAAGACGTTGCACGTGTTGGTGATCGTCAAGCCGTTGCCGTGGACTCCTAATCATGACCTCATATGTAAATCCCTACACCGGGCAAACCGTCAACCCATCGCAAGTGGGTTACGAACAACTGACCATCAGCGCTGACACCGTCCTTGACTGGCCAATCAACGGCAACGTCAGCAGCGTTGTTGCCAACATCATTGAAGTGTCGGCCACCACGGCTGGCCTGAAGTTGTTCATGCCTGCGGCGACTCAGGTGTCTGATGGCCAAAGTGCGCTGATCCGCAACATTGGGTCGAACTCATTCACGGTGGTCAAGAGCGATGGGGCGACCATTGTTTCGGTTGCCTCTGGGGTGGCTGAATACGTTTATGTGACCAACAACACCACAGAGCCGGGCGCATGGTCTGCCATAACATTTGGCACCGGAACGTCGGCCGCCAACGCTGCAGACTTGGCCGGGTATGGCCTGAAAGCCATCAGCACCACGCTGAATCAGGCGTACAACGTGGTCAGCATTTACTCGAGCTACCTGATCAAAGACACCGACCGGGCGTCATTCTTGGTCTGGGGTAGCGGCGCTGGAACATTCACCCTGCCAAGCGCAGTCACAGTCGGCAACAACTGGTTTGTGATGATCCGCAACGGCGGCACTGGCATCTTGAACATTGTTCCATCTGGCACCAACACCATTGATGGAAATTCCAGCGCCCAACTTCAAATTAGCGAGTCGTTTGTGCTTGTGTCAAATGGCACAAACTGGAGCACATTTGGCTATGGCCAAGCAACCAATTTCTTCTTCACCATCTTGAGCAAAGTGGTGACTGGCGGAACTGTCACGCTGACATCTGCCGAGGCCTCAAACGTCATTCAAGAGTACAGCGGCACCCTGACCAGCAACTGCAACGTGATCTTGCCCCCAACGGTTCAGCTGTACTCTTTGCAAAACAGCACGACTGGCTCTTACAACCTGACATTCAAGACGTCTGCAGTTGGTGCGGCAGCAATTGTTTTGCCGCAAAACCAGACCGTGATTGCAATCTGTGACGGAACCAACGTATACAACGCTCAAACAGCGTCTGTGACTGGCTCAACCATTACATTAGCAAACGGCTCTGCAGCCGCACCATCATTGAACTTTTTGGGCGACACCTCGACTGGATTGTTCTTGATTGGAACTGGACAGTTAGGGTTTTCACTTACAGGCACTCAAGGCATGAGTCTGAGTGCCAATGGGTTGTTTGTTCCAGAAGGAATTCCCGGCGGAGCGTTCTAACATGACTGCAAAAGTCGTTGTACTGCAAATCAAACCCGGCATCCAGCGCGATGGAACGCAGTTTGCTGCGCCCACGTATGTAGATGGAAGCTGGTGTCGTTTTCAAAATGAGTTGCCCCGCAAGATGGGTGGCTATCGCGGCATCTTTTTGAACGGTACAGGCGTATCCCGTGGCATGACCATGAGTTCAACCAATGGCTTGAACTATGTCGTGTCTGGATACAACAACGGCCTTGAACAATGGTCGACCGACAACGATGATGGCATTGGATTTGGGCCAACTCAATTTCAATTCATTGGCTACATCACCCAGCTTCAATTGACGGCTGGCGGCGCTGGCTACGTCAACGGCGTATATGCTGGCGTATCTTTGACTGGCGGCACGGGAACTGGCGCCACCGCGACCATCGTTGTCCTGTCCAACAAGGTGTCCACAGTCACTTTGGTGAACGCAGGCAAAGGATATGCCACCGGAGACATTTTGAGTGCCTCTGCGGCCTCTTTGGGCGGTTCTGGCTCCGGTTTTACGTCTCTGGTTGTCCAAACCAACTATTTCAGCCAAAACAACAACAACTTGTGGCAGTTTGACATTGGCTATGACTCCACGGGTGGCAACGTCAACAACTTGATTGCGCACCCCGGCCAGAACCTGAAGTCGATTGACAGCACGACCAACACCCGTCCTTTGTATGGCCCATTCCCCGGCACCACATTGAACCCGGTTGGCGTATTTACTGCGACTGGGACAACCACCAACACATCGACCAGCGTGACATTTGCAGCCACCAACGTGGCCATTGGAGCTGGTCTGAGCATCACTGGAACAGGCATCCCGGCCAACACCACCGTGGTGTCTGCTTCGCTTGTGGCCAGCGTTTGGACGGCGGTCATCAGCAACGCTGCAACAGCATCTGGCACCGTGACGCTTACCTTTGATGCCAATGTGTCGGTGTCTGGCGGCGTGGTGATGTTGCACCCGTACCTGTTCGTGTACGGCAACTACGGCCTCATCAAGAACTGCTCGGCAGGAAACTTCAACGACTGGGTGTCTGCGGACGCCAACGAGACGTCTGTGGCTACCGGAAAGGTCGTCAAGGGCTTGCCCCTTCGTGGCGGCACAACGTCGCCTGCAGGGCTGTTTTGGACGTTGGATTCAGTGGTTCGTGTGACCTATGCACCCAGCACGGTCAACGGGCTGAACTTCTACTGGAAGTATGACCTGATCACCAGCCAGAGCTCGATCATGTCGAGCCAGTGCGTCATTGAGTACGACGGCATTTTCTACTGGACTGGCGTTGACCGCTTCTTGCAGTACAACGGCGTGGTTCAAGAGATTCAAAACAACCAGAATCAGAACTACTTTTTTGACAACCTGAACTATGCGCAGCGTCAAAAGGTGTGGTGCACAAAAGTCCCGCGCTGGGGCGAGATCTGGTGGTTTTACCCCAAAGGCGATGCCACCGAGTGCACGGACGCGATCATCTATAACGTGCGATCTAAGGCGTGGTATGACGCTGGGCAAGCCTTGGGCGCACGCCGCTCGGCTGGCACGTTCTCTGAGGTCTTCCGCCAGCCCATCTGGGGTGGTTGGGAGCCAAACAACGCAGGCGGCTACACCCAGTGGCAGCATGAAACCGGGACTGATCAGGTTTACCTGAACAACGTAGATGCCATCGACTCGTATTTCGAGACGCCTGTCTTGGGGACTTACAGTGGCTTGGTCGGGTCAACCCAACAGCCGGGAGACAACGTGTGGACTCGTTGCGAACGAGTTGAACCGGACTTTGTTCAATCTGGGCAGATGTATTTGGTGGTGACTGGCAAGGGATACGCCGATGATGTAGACCAGCCTTCTGATCCGTACACCTTTGACCCAGACACATTGAAGGTCGACATGCGTGAACAGCGCCGAGAGATGAGGTTGCGGTTCGGGTCAAACACTCAGAACGGGAACTATTACATGGGTAAGGTTGTCATGAGTCTTGACACTGGTGACATTCGCGGCACAGGCAATCCGTAATGATTACATACGACTCAAGAAACATGGAGTGGCCACAGTATTGCAAGCTGATGGCCGAGCTGTTTTCGTCAAACGACATCGGTTATGTCGACGAAGAAAATTGGCGCCAGTGGGTTGATGGATTGAATGGGATTGGCTATTTTGCGCAGTCAGCAATTCCTGATCAGCGCATGTTCGAGACATGGCAAGACTGGGCGCAACAGATGGTTGGCATTATGAATTTGGGAACAGCATGACAATAGCATTTGACTCTTCAAAATTTGGGCCGATGGATTTTTCCAGCACCCCAATAAATGCACGTCAATTCATGGATGGAACCTCCTATGCGTTAGACATGGGTGGGTACACATTCGTTCCAAGCAATGTTTTAAACAATGGTGGTATCACTGCTGGCCCCAACACTTATTTCTTTCCATCACTTGCCAACAAAGACAACCTAACTTCATTTGCTCAAAACGCAGACAGCGTTGATCTGTCCAACAGTGACCTTGCTGGGTATTTGAAAAGCCAAGGCCAATCTACATCTGGTTATCTGATCCCATCAGACAAGGTGTCTTTTGACAGCGCAGTAAATACTATTCCAACAGATACCCTTGGCGGGGAGCTTTCTGGCATGAAGATGAAAGGCGACCAAATTGTCATTGGTTTGTCTGGTGGCCACGGAAGCAGGTATCTAAATGATGCTGGCGAAGTTCATGATCCATACACCACATATTCATCAATGCTTGGTGATATTTTTGGTGGTGCAGGCGAAGATTTGGCTGCCATTGCAAATGGTGGCTTAGATGTTTTGCAAAGCCTTGGCCCTATTGGCACTGCCATCATCAATGCATATGCGCCGGGCGTTGGGTCTGCGATTACTCTTGGTTCTGCGGTTGGGCGTGGCGCAGATTTGGGTGAAGTTGCAAAAAATCTTGCAATCAGCGGAGCAATTGGCCAAACAGGTTTGAATGATGCAATTGCCGGAGCCACTGGATCACAGGCGGCAGGCCAAATTGGCGCCGGGACAGCGTCTGGCGTATTGCGCGGCCAAGACGCAGGCACAGCGCTGACAAATGCCGCAACCAATGCTGCTGTTGGCGCTGGCGTGTCTGGTGGCG